TACGAGTTGCTATCACAAAGCAGGTCTCGTATATTTAGTATACAAATAAAAACAATTTATGGATATCAATTCAATTAAAGCAAAGCTGAATGCTTTGCAAACTCAGCAAAGCCGTCCTTCCGGAGAGGCACGTAAGAATGTCTTCTGGAAACCTGCCGTGGGCAAGCAAACAATTCGTATTGTACCTTCTGCGTACAATAAATCAAATCCTTTTTCGGAGCTGTATTTTCACTATGGCATCGATAAGAATCCAATCATCTCTCCAACTAACTGGGGTGAGAAAGATCCTATCGTTGAATTCGCCAAGCAGTTAAGAACTAGTAAAGACAAAGAGTCTTGGAGACTAGCACGTAAACTCGATCCTAAAATGAGGGTATTTGTACCTATCATTGTTAGAGGTGAAGAAGCTGAAGGTGTTAAACTTTGGGGCTTTGGTAAAGAAATCTACATGGAATTGCTTTCTATGGTAGAAGATGAGGATATCGGAGACTACACTGATATCATTTCAGGTCGTGACTTGAATTTGACTACAGTAGGTGCTGATACTACAGGAACCGGTTTTAATAAAACTACCGTTCGTGCACGTACTAAAGAGTCTGCTTTGACTGACAATGATGCATTGTTACAAACTATCTTGAATGAACAGCCTGATCCTTTGAAAGTATTCTCAAGAATGTCTTTCGATGATATGAAGTCTGTATTGCAGAAATGGTTGGCACCTGACGAAGAAGAAGGAGTAATCTCCTCTGAGCCTGCTTCTAACTTTGACGATGCAAAACCTGCAGCTGAAGAACTTCCTTGGAAAAAGCCCGAGACTAAATTCTCTTTGGAGGCTCAAGCTAAGAAGCCAGAGTCTAAAGCTGACAAGTTCGATTCTTTATTCAACGACGACGACAACGATTTACCTTTCTAATAGACTATGGCTAAGAAAGAAAAAGCTTCTTTAACAGAAGCCGTGTCAGCCGAGCTTAAGAAAGGATTCTCTCTAGATAAGTTCAAAGAGAAGAAGCTTCTTAAAAGCAACGTAAAGTTTAAGGACCAAAAGTGGATTCCTTTATCACCAGCTTTCCAGGAAGTAACATCTATTCCAGGAATGCCAATGGGTCACATTGTAATGCTGAGAGGTCATTCCGATACAGGAAAGACCACAGCATTGCTTGAAGCAGCAGTATCAGCTCAGAAAGCAGGAGTACTTCCGGTATTCATTATTACTGAGATGAAATGGAACTGGGAGCATGCTATTCAGATGGGTCTTCAGGTAGAACAGACTATCGATGAAACGACCGGGGAAGTTCTTGATTACGGTGGGTTCTTTATCTACGTTGATAGAGAGACTCTAAATACAATCGAGGATGTTGCCGGATTCATTCTAGACTTGATTGATGAGCAGAAGAAAGGAAGTCTACCTCACGACCTTTTATTCCTCTGGGATTCAATCGGTTCAGTACCTTGTGACCTTTCAGTACGTTCTAACAAGAACAACAACGAATGGAATGCAGGTGCAATGTCAACTCAGTTCGGTAATGGAGTAAACCAACGGATTGTAATGTCAAGGAAAGAGTCTTCACCGTTTACAAATACATTAGTAGTAGTAAACAAAGTATGGACTCAAAAGCCTGAATCACCAATGGGCCAACCCAAGCTTATGAACAAAGGAGGATTTGCCATGTGGTATGATGCTACCTTCGTAGTAACGTTTGGTAACATTATGAATGCAGGTACTTCCAAGATTAAAGCAATCAAGGACGGTAAGCAGGTAGAATTTGCCAAGAGAACTAACATCCAGATTGATAAAAATCATATCAACGGAATTACAACTCGAGGTAAAATTATTATGACACCTCACGGATTCTTAAACGATGACGAAAAACAGCTTAAGAACTACAAAGATGCTCACTCTAAAGAATGGTCAGCCATTCTAGGAGGAGGAGACTTCACAGTAGTAGAAGAAGCTTATGAGGATGTAACACCTAATTACTTCCAGGAAGAACCGGAATAGGATTAAGAGCCCCTATTAATTTAGGGGCTTTTTAACTATTTATATGAAAACAATAAAAATGGATAATTTTGATTTAAAGAAGTACTTAGTAGAAAACAAAGCGACTGTTAATAGTAAATTAGAGGAAGCTTCTGCACTTTCAATAGAACCTTACACCGCTGAAAATCCGTCAGGTGAATTTGAATATAAAGTACTTTATTACGAACCAGGAAAAAATCAACCCACATACCAAAGTTTACATAAATATTTACCTACTCTTTCAGGAGCTTTTCTTGTATTAAATTCAGCAAAAAAGATAGGTGTTAACACTACAGACGGCAAAATTGCTAATAAAGTAGAACCTCGGACTGTTGTTGATAAAAATGGTAAGACAGTTGATTTTAAAGATGAATCTAGAGAAGACGCTCGTGCAGCTTTTTCTAAAGCGGGATATAGAGACTACACAGGAAATCAGGTAGGTAATATAAATGAAGCTATACGTAGCAAAGATGATTTTGATTTAAAGAAGTACTTAGTAGAAAGCAAAGTAACTACTAATTCTAAAATGTTAAATGAGGAAGAGACAGCAAATAAAAGCTTCCCAGAAGCTGTTCTTGATGCATGGGACGAGTTCTCGTTTTTCCCACTTCGTTATTCTGATGCAGAAGGACTAATGGATTTTATAGAAGGCGGTAAAGATAGAGAACTAAAACCATACAAAGATCAAATTGAGCAAATGTTAGAT